CCAGGTGGTTTTATGAATTTATTAAAAGACCCTGCTCTTAAGTTTAACGCTACTATACAAAATATATTAGATAAAAATCTAATACAACTTAGAAATAATAAGAAAGAAGTGTGGTTTAACACAGCGTCTAACAAAAAGAAGATGTGTAATATACCATACGGGGAAGACCCATTGTTTATTATAGCTTCATACTTTGAAAGCGATGATGGTTTAGAGTCATATAAGCATTTAAAAGCGTTAGCAAAAAATTCGTAACTTTGTTTTTTGTTTAACCCATAAAATTTTTAACATGGCAAAATATATAACTTTAGATACAGCAAGTGACGGTAATGTACACATTAATACAGATTCAATTCTTTATGCAGAAACAGCAAGCTCAACTGCAGGAGAGATTTATCTAACTAATGGAACACACAAAATGACAGTTACAGGTACTGGATTAACTTCAGGCTTTAGTGCAAATGTAAATGCAGCTTTAGTAACAGCAGCAGAAACTTCTTGGACTAACGCAGCAGTACCAGTTGCAAAAACTGGTGGACTAGTTTTTACTAGTGTAGCAGTAGGAACAATATAATCCTTCCTTTACTATCGACAAGAAAGCACCCAAATCAGGGTGCTTTTTTATTTTATGTATCTTTGTAAAAAGATTTTCAAATGATAAATTCTGTAAGAAATACTGTACTTGCTATTATCAATAAAAATAACTACGGATATATATCTCCAGGTGATTTTAATTTGTTTGCTAAACAAGCACAGCTAGATATATTTGATGAATATTTTATAAGATATAATCAGCAAATAAATGAAGAGAACGCAAGGATATCTGGGACAGGGTATGCTGATATTAAAAAAGGATACGAAGAAGTTATAGATACTTTTTCTATCACATCATTCTTAACTCAAAAAACTCAAAACGTTTATTATGTACCTTCAGCATCTACAACAGGTTCTGATTATTATTTACTAAATAAAGTATTGTGTTTTTCTGGAGGTAGTCTAAAGGGTGAAGCTGAAAAAGTAACGCATAGTAAAATTACTATGTTAAACAGCTCACTGCTTACATCTCCATCTAACACGTTTCCTGCTTATACACAAGAAGCAGATGAAATAACAATTTATCCGAATACATTTAATGGAGTGAATGATATTCAAGCTCAGTACATTAGATATCCTTTAGACCCTAAATGGACTTATGTAACTTTATATGGAGGTGAGCCTTTGTTTGACCAAACACAAGCGGATTACCAAGACTTTGAATTGCCTATTGATGATTCAAATAATTTAGTAGCTAAAATATTGCAATATGCAGGTATATCAATTAGAGAAGCTGATGTGTTTCAGTTTGGGCAAATAGAAGAACAACAACAAAATCAAACTAATATTTAATCATGGCTTATATAAATCAACAAAAATATTACACAAATGATGGTGTAAATCCTACAGATGAAAATTGGGGGTCTTATCAATATGTTACTTTAAAAGATATAGTTAATAATTTTGAATTAATGTATGCTGGAAATCATGAGTTAATTAATAATGAAAACAGATTTAAAATATTGTTTCATGCAAAGCGTGGTATACAAGAATTAAATTATGATGCATTTAAAGAAATAAAAGCATTAGAGCTTCAAGTATACGATGACTTAAGGTTTGTTCTTCCTTCAGATTATGTAAATTGGGTAAAACTATATTTGTTAAAAAACAATACTTTAAGGGAACTAGTAGAAAACATTCAAGTTCAGTCAGCTAATTCATTTGTGCAATCAGGAACTTCATCTTTTACTTATGATGGAGATGGAAACGCAACAATAATAGACTCTGACTTAGATACTGAAAGAAAAAGCGGAGCTTTAAACAGTATCTACTTAAATCAAAACAATGAAGGCGACATCAATACTGTTTGTAATGATTGTGACGATGATTTATATAATTCAAGAATTGGAGCTAGATATGGTTTAAATACTGAAACAGCTAATATTAACCCTACGTTTACTATAGATAAAAAAGCTGGTGTTATTAATTTTGATTCAACTATGGCTAATCAGCAATGTGTTTTGCAATATATATCAGATGGTATGGAAAGCGGTGATGACTCTAAAATAAGTGTAAATAAATTATTTGAAGATTATATATATGCTTACATACAATATGCTATTTTAAATAGTAAATTTGGAGTACAAGAGTATATTGTTAATAGAGCAAGAAAAAATAAACAGGCTTTGTTAAGAAATGCTAAAATCAGATTAAGTAACATTCACCCTAGTAGATTGCTTATGAATCTTAGAGGTGAAGATAAGTGGTTAAAATAAAATGGCAAACATTCAAAGAAATTTTATAGCGGGCCGAATGAATAAAAGCCTTGATGAAAGGCTTGTCCCAAATGGAGAGTATATAAATGCTGTAAATGTTAGGCTTGGTTCTACTGAAGATTCTGAGATTGGTGCTGTTGAAAATTCTAAAGGAAACCTTCCTTTAACAGAATTACAATATGTTGATGGAACAAAACTAAGTTCTCAAGCTAGATGTATTGGGGCATTTGAAGATGGAGCAAATTTAGTTGTTTATTGGTTTGTTCATGACCCTGCATTTACTCAAGGAGCTACAGGTAAATTAGATTTAATTGTTTCTTTTGATGTTGAAACTGGAGAGTTAATATATCACGTTATTAGTATAGACAATGGTGATGGTATAAACACAACTTTAAATTTTAATCCAAACTTTTTAATTACCGGCGTAGATAAAATAGATAATCTTTTATTTTTTACTGATAATTACAATGCGCCAAGAGTAATTAATATAAATCAAAATTATGGAGACCCTAGGCCTGCTGTACTTACAGATGATTTTAATGAGGATGAAATTTTAGTTATTAAAAAACCTCCTACAAGTGCGCCGACAATACAGCCATTTAACGTAGCAAGTATTACAGACGCATATTTACAAGATAAATTTATTTGTTTTGCATACAGATATAAGTATGCTAACGATGAGTATTCAGCTATTTCACAATTTAGCGAACCTTCTTTTGTTCCAGGTCCATTTAATTTTAGTTCCAATAGTTTTTTAAACGAAGGAATGATAAATACTAAAAATGCGTGTAATATTACATTTAACACTGGTAGCAGTAAAGTAACAGATGTTCAAGTTTTATTTAAAGAAGCGGATTCTAATGTAATTAAAGTAGTTGAAACTTTTAACAAACAACAAGAAGGGTTTACTAACAACCAAGATAGAACAATAGCTTTTACAGATAGAAAGATATTTACAGTACTACCTGACTCGGAAATATTAAGGCTCTACGACAACGTGCCTCAGCTTGCAAAAGCTCAAACATTAATGGGAAACCGATTAGTGTACGGTAATTATTTTGAAGGATATGATTTAAAAGATAATTCGGGAGCTAAAGTAAACTTTACTTTTGTTGCAAATTTACTATCTGAGTTAATTACTTCAGAAGATTTAATTTCAGATGCTTTTATAGGCCCTGAATATACCTATGGCTCAACTGTATCAATTGATGATAGTGCTTTTTATGTTGATTTATCAACGCTTTTACCTTCGGGTATTTTACAACCTGAAAACAAATTAATACCAGGTGCTACACTTACTTTTGATGTCGGCTATGGGTATTCAGCAAATGCTGTGACAGGAGCTCCAACTCCAGTTCCGCCAGTTGCAACAAACTTCTTTACATGGTCTTATACTTTAATTGATAGTTATAATACGGTAGCTGATTTAGTAGCGAGTGATGATTTTCAAGAAAAAATAGGAACTGCAACTACTATTCAAACGGTGGCTAATGCTGGTAATGGAAGAACAATGACTGATGTTTTTAATATTAGTTTACCGGCTGCTTTTGATAATAATTTTACAAATTTACTACAATCAGGTCGAACAAATGCAACTCCATCCTCACCTTCAGCAGGTGAACCGTTAGGAGTATTACCACCTCCATTAGAAGGAAATGCAAACAGATTTGGTATACAGTTAAATGCAGCTCAATACGCAGACCCAGTTTCTTTTTCATCAGTATATGCTTATTGGAGAGTTGTTGAGGTTAATGTAAGGTTTCAAGAAAGTCCTTCAATAGGAAGTTTACATAGTAACAGAGGATATGAAATTGGTATGGTTTATATGGATGACTATAATAGAGCTTCAACAGCTCAAGTTAGTCCTTTTAATTCTGTAAATTTACCTTGTAGTGTGTCATCTTCTCGTAATTATATTCAAGTAGATATACCTCCAACTCAAATTGCTCCATCGTGGGCGAGTAAATATAAGTTTGTTATAAAACCAACAGCAACTAACTATGATACTATTTATAGTAATATAAATTATTATGACCCAACTACTCAAGCTAGTTATTTTTTATTAGATGGTGAAAGCGCTAATAAAGTTGAAACAGGAGATAGATTAATTGTTAAAGGTGATTCAAGAGGTGCATTGAATAGATGTGTCTATGCAACTGTTCTTGAGAAACAAACACAAACTGCAGGGTTTTTAGAAATATTTGATTCAGCAGGAACTAAAGTAGATGTAGTTGGTGGGACGTATATGAAGATTAATGCTAGCAATTTTGCATCTGTGCAAGCAAATGATGCGGTTGTTGGTCCAACATCGAACAATGTAAAAACAGCAACTCAATTTGATAGATATCCAGTTGTTGCGTATGAATTGTTTACTACAGTAGATTATGCTTCTCCTTTAACAGATGTGTATAATGTATATGATGTTCCAGTGGGCACTAGAATAGTTATGACAATTGAAATGACAAGGGATGGTACTGGTCAAACATCTTGTCAGAAAAGAAATTATTTGTTAGAAAAAACATTTACAGCATCCAGGGATTATGATAATATGGCTAATTGGTTTACTGGTGATAACATATCTAGTGTTTTATCTTCTGGAACTCAAGACAGTGTTAATCCTATTGGAAATGTATTTATAACTCCTCAAGTTTCTAATGCAGCATCGCCTTCATCTGGTAATAATAAAACAAATCAAGAATTAAGAGACGCAAACTTGTTTGGTTCTACAGCAGGAGCACCTTCGCAAAATTTTTATTACAGAATATATGAAGATACAAGTACTCAAGACCCAAGTGGAAATAATTTAATTTACTTATTAGTGTCAGGACCTTCGGGATGTGGGTCAGAAGATAATGAAAAAGCAAGAGTCGAAGTTAATTTTACAGTATATAGAGCTGATTCCACTTATATATTTGAAACAGAACCTGAAGAAGCTTTACCGGATGTATGGTATGAAAACAGTGAGTCTTACGACATAAGCAATGGTTTGCATTTAGGTAATGTTCAAAATCAAACTTCAACTCAATCAGCTAAAATAAATACTGGATTTATAAACTGTTTTACATTTGGAAATGGAGTTGAAAGTTATAAAATAAGAGATTCGATAAAAGCTAAATCATTTGGTTTAGGTAATAGGGTCTTTACTACATCAAATGAAGAATATAAAAAAGCACATAGGTTTGCTGATTTAACATATAGTGGTGTGTTTAATGATGAATCTAATGTTAATAGATTAAATGAATTTAATTTAGGTTTAGTAAATTTTAAACCATTAGAAGAAACGTATGGTGATGTAGAAATATTGTATGCAAGAGAAACAGATATACTTGTTTTACAAGAAGATAAAATATCTTACGTTCTTGCTGGTAAAAATTTATTATCAGACTCAACTGGAGGTGGAGTAGTTACATCTGTGCCTGAAGTGTTAGGGACGCAAATAGCTAGGATTGAAGAGTATGGTATTAGTAATCACCCAGAAAGTTTTGCTGTATTTGGACAAAATAAATTTTTTACCGATGCTAAAAGAAATGTAGTTATTAAATTAACAGGAAGCTCAGCTCAAAACGAAATACTTACGGTTATATCTAATGAGGGTATGCGAAGCTGGTTTAGAGATTTATTTGCAGAAGCTTCAGCAACACAAAAACTAGGGGGTTATGACCCTTATATGCAGGAGTATGTCTTTACGACAAATACAATTGTAAAACCTGAAACAGAATTATGTACAGCTTGTGGTGTAACAAAAAACATCACAATTATTGCTGGGCAAGAATTTGTCTACTGTGTTGAAATTGGGGAAGATGTAGGACCTCCATCAAAACTGTACTACGTTGAAATAGATTATGTAATACCCTTTGAGAACACTGACTTAATTGTAACAGAGGGAACAGAACAGCAAATAGTTTCAGAAGCTGGTGTGGATTTGGAAACTGAAGGTCAAGTCTCTGGAACTGGATATACAATACAAGCTATATATGATGGAGTTACATACACGACAGGATTGGTTTATCAGAGTGGAACATTAAAATTTCCAAAACCAAACCCTACTCCAACTGAAGTTGTTTTAATTGTAACCTCCAATGCTGTTGTAGACGATACAATACAAGTGACAGTTAAATGTCCAGAAGAAGAGTTGTTTAGTGTCTACAGTATTACTTTAAGTACTAATGCTAACGCTGGTCAGTTTACTCATACTGAGTTTAGTTGGACAGATTCAGTTGTTACTTCACCAACTCAAACAGATTTAGTTACTTTTATATCTAACCCTAATGACCCTATTGTTTCTCAATATAGAGAATTAGAAGGACCTCAGGGCTCTAATATAATACCACCTGATGGTTCAACAATTACAATGAGGTCGAATAAAATTAATTTTGATAACTTTCAGTTTGACCCTAATGAAAATGAATTTAGATATCTAAGAACAGATGCCTTATATGAAAATAATCCTACTGATATAAATATATTATTAGCTGCATCTGTTCAAGCAACTCCAATAAACACTACTGGCGCTCCTAATTTATATAGCGCTGATTTTGGTTTACCTGCAGGTGGTAATAAACTATATTTAGTTTATGATTTAAGAAATTCTATTGGGCAAGAATTATGTTATTCATCAACAAGTTTATTTGATGCGTGTTGTAACTGTACGTTTACACCGACACCAACACCAGTTCCTGCGCCAGTACCAACTCCAGTAGTTCCAGTTTATGATTATTTCTTAGGTATTGATTGTGTTAGCTTACAAGCGGTTTATCTAAAATCAAATCAAACATTAGGAATTGTAGTTGGAGATGAAGTGCAATATTCAGCTGGTGGCGCAGTACAAGGTTGTGCTTCTTTATATGCAGTTGGTGGTACAGGTAGTAGTGGAGAAGTAACAGTTCAAGTAGCAGGATGTGGAGATTCAAGATGTTCAGTATAAATGGTTAACTTTGTAAAATTGTAAATGGCAGCAACAGGAACATATTATTATAGCTCAGCAAATTTTGCTTCAGCTACTGCATTGTATTTAGATGCAGCGCTATCAACTTTTGCTCCAGATGGATGGTATTCTGATGAGACTATATACAGGCAGCAAGCGTCAGGTGTTTTGTTTGCTGAAACCACTTGCCCTAACTGTGCATCGCCAGCACCAGTTCCAACTCCAGTAGTTTATGATTATAGAATATACTCTGAATGTACAGGAAGTGGAAGTCAAGTTTTTAGAGTAGTAAGTGGTGGGGTATTTCCAGCTACAGTTTTATATAACAGTATTTGTTATGGAAATCCTCAAGCAACTGGTCTTACTTCAACAGTAAATGTTAATGGATTGTCAAGTTACGCTAATTGTACTGATTGTGGAACAGTACCAACACCTGTACCTGGTCCTACACCAACGCCTGTACCTGGTCCTACACCAACACCTGTACCTGGTCCTACACCAACGCCTGTACCAGTGCCAGTGCCAGTGCCAGTTCCAGTGCCAGTGCCAGTGCCAGTGCCAGTTCC